TTGCACACGTTTAATAACAACATCAACCGTATTCTGTTGCTGAGCAGTAAACAGACCTTTGGCTTTGCGAAAAATAATACCATAAATAATCCGCGCTACAATAATTTCAGTTTTTCCATTTTGGCGAGGCACGCTCAATCCACAATCGAGATTGACAAAATTACCGTCCTCATCTTCAGCCAGCCAACGGCGCAGTACCAAACGCTGCCATTCAAGCAGCGTCATACCATACTCATCAAGCAGCTCAAATAAAAGCTCGGCTTTTTCAGTATTGCCAGGACTGTATAAATCAATTCGCGGTATTTGGTTATTTTTTCGCTTTTTTCGCGGCATTAGAGGCATCCTTAATCACCTTTTTATTTTTCGTCGCTCCTACAGCCTTAGGTGCGGTTTTAGCCTTTTTAAGTGTAGATTTGGCTGGTTTTTTCGCTTTTTTCGCGGCATTAGAGGGTGCTGCCGCTTTCGCTAGGACCTTTTCCAGGACCGAACCAGATTTTGGACGGCGAGACCGAATATTCTGCAGTTCTTTTCTAAAAATATTGATATTCTGAGACAACCTCGCCACTTCTTGCTGTGAAATGCTTGACGAGGTAAGTTGCTCAACGTTTTGACGGATCAAACTTTCATAGAACTTCTCGTCATCATCACCGATTGCAAGATCCATAATGTCGGTTTCAATCTCTTTGTCGAGCCTACCCTTATAAAGCTTGTCCATTTTGCCAGGATTATCAAAGATATCAATCCAGCGCATAGCAGCCGCATATCCATCGCCAGGAAGTCTCGCTTTTAGTTCTTCTATAGAATCAATCAGTTCAGCGGCGGATATTTTTCTAAAAAACTCTAACCATTCATCATAGCCATAATTTTCAGTGCCTTCCAAATTCATCACCGCTACCCTCCAATATAACTTTTATTATTATAACATAAATCAGCTATTCCGCCAGCTCTGTTATAGTCACCTCCACGCGAGGATTTTTTCTATCAACGCCGCCAAAACTTATTATCAGGCGGTTAACTGTTCCACAGCAATCATCTTCTAAATAACCAGCATCGACTAGCAGGTCGAGTATACTACTTGCCATATTATCGAGATCGTGACGGATTCTGTCTTTATTATAAAAAACCATCATTACTTCTAAGGGACCCCTCCATTTCATGTTTCTAAACTTACGAGCCTTAGAGGAAAGACATATCTCTTTCATGGCTGTTTCGTGCCAATTGTTAAATTTCTCGCTGTTGGCAATAAATCTATTACCAGTGCGTAAATTTTTCAAAATCCGTTTATTATTCTTCTTACTCGGAACCTGACCTGCGATATCGAATTTAATATCACGCATCTCTCAAAGTCCCACAATGATTACTTGGTATTTTATTGCCGCCAGCTTGACCAACAATCTTAATGTCGTTGACGTCTACAAACTCAGCACCAGCAGCTGCGGCTACTTGACGATATTTGTCTTCAAAGGCGGTTGCGCCAAGTTCTATAGTTTCAAGTACAGCATCGGTAAACTCATTTGGTACAGACACTAGGATTGCTTTTCGGTTTTCAGTGTTGTCGCCGAGATAAATTAGTTTATTAGGGTAATAGCCATTGCTTGTCATAACACATCCTCCGCACTATTTCTTGTTTGATTAAAACCATCCTGTAGCATTTCTCGAAGGTCGGTTGAGCCGTTATAAAACTGCGTTATGAATCCATAAACACCATCTTGAACCTGAGTGATTTCAACAAAGTTGTCATACGCGTCGAAATCTTTATCTAGTTCGACCTTATAAATGCAATTTCCGTCGATAACAATATAGCCGTTATCTTCTAATTCATATTCGTCAATTTCTTCTGTATATTTATAGTATTCATCACGCTCTTCTCTAGGAATACTTTGAAAGTTTAAGTTTTCCTTTATAGCCTACGGTTTCACTCATTGTCTATACCTCCTTATTATTATTTCATCCACGTTTCGCCATCATCATACGGATTGACGGCGTTTATAAATTTGCCGCAATTGGGACACATTGAGCCGGCATCAGGATAACTTCCAAGAGGGTACAGCTTTAGTGATGCTTGATATGCTTTCCAGTTTTTACTATCGCCGCGAATAAGCAATATTTCGTCATCGCAACAATCGCGTTTTACAATCCACCTATCCTTGTCCATACTATCTGTATAGTCAAAGACCCAATTACACCATTCGATTTTAGGTGTCATTATTCTATCTCCCTTCCATTTTTAACAAGCTTAAGATACTGTCGGGTTTTTCTACGGAATACTCAGTTAGCGATTACATATGCAGCTTTACATCCGTCTTCAAACTTACAGCAGAAGCCTCTACTTCCCCATATCTTGTAGCGTTTGGCTGATTTAATTCTAGACATTATCGTATTCTTTTGCGCCGTAAACTTATTCCTGCATTTCGACCAAATAATCATAAAGCTTGCCAGCATCCGTGATATGCCACTCTTTGCGGCGCTTTTCGTCAGTAATGTAGCAGCTTTCAGGCACTTCGCCAGCATGCGGTGCGTCCCAAAGCCACCAGCTAATTGTTTGGTCAGCGTCATTAAACTCATCTTCAAGCGTAATAACCAGATTAGTTACTAGTTGTGTTATGTAGACAGCGGTTTCGTCGGTTATACCACCTAGTAATTGACTTATCTCGCTATCTCTGCGCTGCTGTGCTTGAATATGTGCTATTATTTCAATAAATGTTTTGCGTTTCATTACTTCCTCATCTCTTTAAGCTTTTCCATCTATAAATCCTTAGTCTAACTTATTAAGTACAATCTCATATTTGCCATCATCAAGGACAATCTCTGCACGCCCGCCATCTGATATTTTAAGTATTTCTACTATAAGACTAAGGGCTAAACTTACTTTAATGTCCTCTGGTGCTTGTGCCCACATCACCTCTATTGGATGTATTGAAAACATACAATCCCTCCTATTTAGTTATATGTTCTAATTTCAACCGCAGAACTGGTGCTGGCAACCTGTAGGGAGGACACCGATGGCGCGCTAAGCGGCTGATTACTCGCACCGCCCTCACGCCCCGAACACGTTACCAGTATCGGCTATATAAGGTGATGATTTGCCGAGTTTTAATTTCCTCGAATGTGAGGGAATTGGGTTTCGTAAAGTCACATCACATGCTACGAAGCTTTCTATCAATAAGCAGATACCCCTAAGCTCATGATTAGGTACTTATTTTCAAGATAGCGTCTACCTATTCCGCCACTTATATAGCCAGTTGACAACACCAATTTGTATATCATTAAGTGAGTTAATTACTTTAAGGTTTGATGTTGCCAGTTGATAGCACCAAATGATAGTTGTGTAGAATAGAAAAATAGGCATACAATTTTTTCCCAGTAAACAAAAAAGGTGCGTTGGTGCTACCAGTTGAACAGACGATACACGTTGCACTGCAGGTTGCTTCAATTCCAGCTCACAACGTTTCACGGTTTGAGACAGCGCACCGGGCGGGTGTGGTGCGCCGACAGAAAGGAGTTGTGCATATCATCTGTCCAGTTCTGCGGTTGAATTGTTAATGTTCTAAACCATTTTTCCCAAGTGGGGAAATTGGTTTTCAACTGGGTACGATTTGTACCTGTTTACTTTCGTTTACTGATACGACCACCTTTTTTGCCAGCACACTTCTTCACGAAATGAGGACCGTCAATTAAGTCGCAATCGCATTCAATATCTTGTGCAAATCCCTTGTAACTTCCGTGTGATGCAAATGTAGCAGAGCCACCCTTTCGTCCAATTTCTGCATAAAAGTTCGGGTTGCTTGCTAGGTTTTTCTGAGCGGCTTTTAAGCCTCCAGTCCTATTGCCAGCCATTATTCTTCCTCCTTAATTCCAAAATAAATCTTCCAATCTTGCTCGTTTTCTTCGATGGATTTTTCAGCTTCTTCTCTAGTCGCATAGTGTACAGGTTCACCAGAGTCGTAGCAGCCAATCTTAAATATTGCAAGCGTTTTGCACTCGTGGTCATAAAAAACAATCCACCCACCCTTGCCATTCTCAAAGTCTGGCTTAAATGTTGAGGTTCGTTGTAGTCTAACTTCTGCTAGTTCACGCTCACGGGCTTTTTCACATTCTTCTTCAGTGCGATAAACCATACCCAGAGCTAGACGCATACTGTCTATAGAATCACCATCCCAAACATCTGGCTGTGTTTCTCCGTAAGAGTTCGTCCAAAAATATTCATCGTCCTTTTTAGGCGTCCAGTGAATACTGTCTGTCGGCTCTTCGATTTCCTCGAACCACTCTGTGAGAATATTCGGGAACTT